GATGTAACTAGAACCAGAGGTTTATTTAAAAGTAAATAAATAAATATAAACTACAAATAAAATGCCTGCTATTATATCTGACCAATTTAGAATATTGAACGCCGAAAACTTTACTAAAAGTCTTGTTGGAATCGGACAAACATTAAATCGTTATTATACATTTATTGGTCAACCAAATTCAACAAATACATTTGCCGGAGGATCTTCTTCTTGGGGAACTGGACCTTCTCCATTGGATGGATTTAAGGAAGAAAATGATATTAAAGACACGATTATTGCTATGAAACAAGTAACTACGGACGATGTTCGTAGAGTAGTCAGAAAAGTAACTTGGACTGCGGGAACTACGTATGAAATGTACAGGCACGATTATAATATATACAATAAAACTCCAATAACAAGTCAAGCTAATCTTTATGAAGCAAATTATTATGTAATCAATGAAGATCTTCGAGTTTATATTTGTCTCCATAATGGAGCAGATCCAGAAAATCAAAAAGGAAGACCTTCATATGATGAACCAAATTTCATAGATTTAGAGCCAAGATCTGCCGGAACTTCTGGAGATAACTATATCTGGAAATACTTATATACAATCAAACCATCGGAAATTATAAAATTCGATTCAATCGAATTTATTCCAGTTCCAGAAAATTGGGGAGAAGTTGGTGAAAGTATTTCATCAAAGGCAAATGCCGTAGATGGAAAGATCAATACTGTTATAATTAACCAAAGAGGTGATGGGTATAATCCAACATCATCCACATTTACAAATATACCAATACTAGGAAATGGAAGTGGAGGAAAGGTAACGGTAACAACAGATTCCTTTGGTAAAGTTTCAGAAGTTTATATTACTGATGGCGGAAGTAACTATACATATGGGACTATTAAATTTGAACCGGGAGCTCCTGGAATTACTACTTCATTGAGTAATGTTGGTGTTGGCACTTCATCAATTGCATCGTTTGATGTAATTATTCCACCAAAGGGAGGGCATGGATATGATGTCTATAGAGAACTTGGAGCATATCGTGTTTTAATATACTCCAGATATGAAACTTTAGAATCAAATCCAGATATAATTTCAGGAAATGATTTTGCAAGAATTGGAATTATAAAAAATCCAACAATTTCAGATAGTCAAGTAGAACTTTTAAATACATCAATAGTAAGTGGGTTAAAAGCATTAAAATTCACAGGTTCTGCTACCACTGCTACTACATATGCAGTAGATTCCACAATTACCCAAACAGTTGGATTGGGTTCTACTGCAATTGGATTTGTCGCTTCTTGGGATAATATTACTGGTGTTCTTAAATATTATCAACCGGTTGGTTTAGCAACAACGTCTGTTGGTTATAATATTATAAACTTTACTTCAAGTCCTGTATCTGGAGGAAATCTAACAATATATGGTTCTTCTATGAATGGAACACCAGTACTATCAATTGATTCTGGATTTAGTGGTATATCCACAACAATAAATAATAGACTATACCAACTTGGAATGACCTTCAACTCTGGAATTGCTTCAGCAGAATTTAATAAAAAGTCTGGAGAAATCATATACATAGATAATAGATCAGCAATACCAAGATCTTCCAGTCAAAAAGAAGATATTAAAATTATATTGGAGTTCTAAAGAAACAAAATGCCACAAAAAACTAATCTTAATGTATCTCCATATTTTGATGATTTTTCAGATTCAAAAAATTATCAAAAAGTACTTTTTAAGCCGGGAACTCCAATCCAAGCAAGAGAATTAACAACTTTACAATCAATATTACAAAATCAAATAGAAAAATTCGGAAATCATTTCTTCAAAGAAGGGGCAATGGTAATTCCGGGTCAAATTGCATATGATTCGGAATATACTTGTGTCCAAATTGACGAAACTCATTTGGGTCTTCCTATTTCATTATATCTAGAAAATCTTGTTGGAAAATTAATTCAAGGAGAAACGAGTGGGGTAAAGGCGAAGGTAGAAAATTATCTACAAAATAATAGCTCAGATATTACGAATAATACTCTTTATATAAAATATCAAAGTTCTGGAAGTATTGATTTCACAACGTCAACTTTTGTGGATGGTGAAAATTTAATACTACTTGAAGATGCTACGTATTCATTATCTACAATTAGGTCTGGGTCTAGTTTTGCAACAACTATAATAGCAAATTCCACTTCTGTGGGATCTGCTGCTAAAATTGCCGAAGGTGTATATTTTTTCAGAGGATTTTTTGTAAAAGTAGATTCACAAACAGTTATACTAGATTACTATGATAATACCCCATCATATAGAGTTGGTTTATTGATTAATGAAGAAATTGCTGTAGCATCAAATGAATATCAAGATTTATTTGATAATGCACAAGGGTTTTCAAATTATGCAGCACCAGGAGCTGATAGATTAAAATTAACAACTTCTTTAATTAAAAAATCAATTACTGAATTTAATGATGAAAATTTTATTGAATTATTGAGGTTGGAAAATGGAATTTTACAAAAATTTGTTAAGACTACAAACTATAATTTAATTAGAGATGAATTCGCAAGAAGAACATATGACGAATCGGGAGATTACTATGTAAAACCATTCGACATCACAGCAAAGGAATGTCTAAATGATAGAATTGGAAATAATGGAATATTTTTTAAAAATCAAAAAACAACGCAAGGCAATAATGTATCAAATGATCTTTTGGGACTATCAATAAGTCCAGGAAAGGCATATGTTAGAGGATATGAAGTAGAAACAATTAATAATACAATAATTGATGTAGAAAAACCAAGGACAACTAATAATGATTATAATCAGGCAATACCATTCAACCTAGGAAGACAAATATTAGTAAATAATGTTTCTGGTTCTATTTCTATTGGATTTGGATCAAGTTCTTTAGTGAATTTATATCAAGGTAGAACAAGTAATTCTGGAATCTCTTCCGGACCCAAAATAGGAGTAGCAAGAGTATATGACCTAAAATTAAAGAATATTGCATATATTAATAAAGCAACGCAGTATGAAATGTCTTTATATGACGTACAGACATATACATTGTTAACATTAAATGCTACTATAACACAATCAGTTCCTGCATTCATTAAAGGAAAAAATAGTGGGGCAAGCGGATATCTAGTTAGTGGAATATCTACTTCCAATTTAATATCATTATATCAAGTTTCTGGATCATTTATGCAAGATGAGCAACTTGAAATTAATGGTATAGATAATAGCAGAACAATAATAACATCAAAGGATTATAATTTTTCGGACGTTCATCAAATAGTAGGAAATGGAGTAAGTTTTAGTGCAGATCCATTACTTTCCAATCCAATTCTATTAGCATCATCTGGATCTCAATTTACAATTTCTGCAAACAGTAGTGGAATTAGTACAGTTACTACATCTAATCCTAATTTTTATGTTGGAATTGGAACAGGAGATATAATTTCGTATACCAAACAAGGACAAACTGTACCTACTTACAATAAAGTAAATAAAATTAGTGCATCATTAAAAAATATTGAAATAGCAAAATTGCCTTCTGTAACTAATGTTTGTGATGGAAGTTTGCCTTCTTCATCTATTACAGCAAACGATTTTAAAAAGGTATCACTAGAAGTCACAAATACAACAAAAAATATTAGTTTGTATTCTAGATTAAACAAAATAAATATATCCAATTTAGATTTAACTGGATCCGATATAGTCATTAGAAAAAGTTACCCAATAACTATATTAAATAATGGTTTTTCTGGACCATTAGTAACTGATTTAGATTTGACTCTCGAACCATTTGATGAAGAGGATTATAATTTAGCATTTACTGATGGAACAATAGAAGAATTGACTAATCAAAAATTAGTCCCAACGGGGAGAGATGTAACTCTACAAAATATCAGTCAAGACGGAGATGCAATTTTAACCGTTACATTTAAAAAAATAAATGTTAAAACAAAGAAAAAAATATTTAATAGATGTTCTTCAATAATTGTTAATAAGTCATCGTTAAAAGGATCTGGAATTGGTTCAACATCATTAAATGATAATTTAACATATAGTCAAATATATGGAACAAGAGTTCAAGATAAAGAAATATCATTAGATGTTCCA